GTTGCATCTGCAGAGATCAAATCAAACTCTTTAAGATTTGGTTGGTTATACTTGCCCTTCATGAATTCAATATAGGCAGACCTATCCTTGTGGGATGTGGGTGTGCCCAGTGCTCGCATCCAGTTGTGGACAAGACTATAGTTTTCAAGATCTTCATCGACCAGGAAGGTCATCTGAAAGTCTTCAAATTGCATGAAACCATCCATGGGCAGACTTCTACCGTAGATGGTTGATTGCTCTGGTTGTGTGTTATTGATACCAGGAATATTTGCAGACTGAGAAAAGTATGCAATCTTTGGAAACTTTGCCAGCGTGAATTTGAATCCAATCGGTGACAGGAAGTTTCTATTTTCAATCTGCTTATTCCAGGTAGTCATTAGAAGTCACACGCTACCTAATTATTTAGGCACCCTGGGGTATGAGAAACCAACCTCTGCCAGTTTGTTTAGGATTTCTCCATACTCCTTAAACATTTTGTCCCCAGCAATAAATCGTCTTTGAGTATGCCAAATTGCTTTTGCAAGTAACTCGTATTCACTTTCGCTGAAATCCACACAGACATCTTTCATTAGTTACTTTCCTTTGATAATGTTTTCCATTTGGCGACGGACATGATCTCGATGATCTTGGTCTTCGTGATCTTTCCTAGAATAACCATGCTTGTTATGGACAATGAAATGTCCCTGACATATCATAGTTATACCGAATAGGAAGAGGGTAATCACCCCCACCCATTCTACAATGTGATTTTCAACCATGGGAGTAACGGTGGGATAACACCGACGAGACGTAACAATCCTTCTGCGAATAACGCTAGGACCACCCATCCCACACACATACTAATGATGGATGCATTCCTATTGTGACGACGCATAGCATCGGCAATAGACTGATCGATCATTGACTGCACTTCATCACGATCCATGACGCTCCTCTGGGGTGTAATCATCGTCCTCCTCATATAGGGGACAGGGCTCCTCAAATAGGATATCTACCTTGGCTCTGTTGACTCTCCTTTGTAGCAATTCGTAATCTGCATCAATAGGTAAACTCATTCAGATAGTCCAACAACGTATTGATAACTTGGTGAGCAGCTTCCTTTTTCTCCTCGGTATCAAAACGATCGTCAGTATCGTCGAATAGTGAAGTCTTCATCTTTAGGAGTTTGGAATTGATGTCAATTCTGTCCATTCTTGACCTGGGCATTTAACACCTCTCGCTAACACCATAATACCTACTATTTATTTTATGTCAGGTATAAGTGCTTATTTGTTAGCGTATCCTAATCTCTTTGTCTCCAATCGTCAGGTTTATCCTGGTTAAACCAGTCTACAATTTCATCAGCACTACCAAAACCTGTGCGGTGATTTGATGGATCTGGATCACCCAATCCCATCTTATTCATAAAGTCATCCATGCTGCCCTCAACCATATCAGGGTTAGCAGCACGACCTCTTGCTCTTTTAAGCATCTCTCTGGCAGAAGTATTTGCTTTACCCAACTTTTCTGCCCAGATCATGTCTTCTAATTTAACTTCTTCTCCGTTGGCAATGCACTTACAAATAAACTCTAAACGTAGTCTATACTGAGTTGAAAGCATGTTAGTCGTCCGACAGGTAATGTTCTAATTGATTGATCCTTTGGAATTCTTGATATGCTGCTTCTGAGCGATTGTGGAGGACATCTCTGATATCATCCACGATAACAGTAGGATCGACATAATCGTCAAGATACTTATCAATCGCTTCTTTCAGGTATCTATATCTGTGCCACTCTGGTGAATACGGTTTGTAGTCCATAGCAAGATTAGTAGATACATCTATTTAGATAATAGCACAAAAAAAGGGACCCGAAGGTCCCTTGATTGATTTGTGAATGAATCACATGAGGTTGTCAACCAGCACACGACGATAGTAGCGGTTGGCGTTAGCGGTAAGAGCGCCGCTGCCTTGAGTGGTGCCTTCTGCGAAGGGATTGGCGACCATGCCGTAGCGGGTCTTGAAGCCAATTTTCGGCTGGAAGGTGTCCTGACCCACGGCACGCACCATTTGCAGGGGCACATAGGGGCAGTAGAAGAGACCAGCGTCATAGGCGCTGCTACCCTTGTAACCAGCCACATAGAAGTGACGGTCAGAGACGTTAGCAGAGTAGGGATCCACATACACCTTGATGCGACCGTTGAGGGTGCCAGCAAGGGTGCTGCTGTTGTCGTCGGGAAGCAGGTTGCTGTTACCAGCAAGTGCGGGGGTGTAGTCAAGCACACCAGCCATGGACAGAGCAGATGCCACATCAGCAGAGCAGATGAGGATGTTGCCCTTGCCACGACGAGTCTCATGACCGATGGCATTCATGTCACGCTCGATTTGGAAGAGCAGACCTTTGAATTTCTCCACCGACCAACGACCGTTGGAGTCAACGTCCAGGTCGAAGATACCAGCAGTAGCGGTGTTGTTTTGAGCGCCAGGGCGGGCGATCTGATAGACGGTTCTCACGACCTCGCGGTTGATCTCTGCCAGCACTTCAGTGCTGAGGATGTTGGCGAGCTCGGACTCAGCGTCCAGACCATGCACTGCCTTCAGGTCTTGAGCAAGCTCAAGGCTGTATTCGGCTTTCAGGGCACGCGACTTAGCAGTCACGGTGACCTTCTCGATGCTGAAGTTCATTTCAGCGAAAGCGTTACCAGCAGCATCACCCAGAGCTTCAGACTGAGCGGTGCTCATGCCTTGGGCATTGGTGTAGGTGCCAGATGCATTCAGCAGACCAGGGTTGCTGCCGCTCTGAGCGGTTGCGCCGAGGTTGCTAGCAGCGTTCTCAGCAGAGAACTCGGTGTCTGCTTCGTTGAAGAATGCTTCGGTGCCAGAGGTGCGATCGGTGCCATAGCGGGAGCGCATGGCGAAGATCAGACCAGTAGGACCAGTCATCGGCTGCACACCAGCGATGTCATAAGCGATCAGCTTAGGCATCGAGCGGCGGATCAGCGAGATCAGCACGGGGTCGAAACCAGCAACAGGACCTGTTGCAGTAGCAGCGCCACTGAAACCAGCGGGGCTAGAACCAGCACTCATGGTGGGAGCGGCTTCGGTCATCAGACCACGCTCTTCACGGATGAATTTCTCTTGGTTCTCAAGCAGGATAGAGGTCACTGCTTTCTTATAGCCATCAACGATCGGGTTAAGATCGGAGTGCTCAAGAATGGGGGACCACTTTTCCTGCAGATGCTCGGAATTGAACATTTGCTTTTACTCCTTGGAAAAATGTTTGTTTACTTAGTTGATCACTTAGTCCAACGGGACAGAGCCTTAACGTAGGCATCCATCGATTCCGTCACGACCTGACTTTGCTCCACCTCAACGTCTTCGGAAACTTCCTTAGACTCAGGTTTTGTGGAGAAGTAGGAATCACGGAGGGTAGACACCTTCGCACGGAAGGTCTCTTCATTATCAAACTCAACAGCCTCGGCAAGGGACGCCAACTTCTCACGCTGGGTGAGAGTCAGACCCTCTGAGACTTCGCTCACGATCCCATTCTTAACAAAATTGCCGATCTCTTTGTGAAGAGAAACATTCTCTTCAATCGACTCGTTGAGTTTATTCTCCATACGATCCAGTTGATCGATCATCTCGTCAACCAAATCGAGTTTTTCTTCGGGGAGATCAATATGATTCTCCACGAAAACTTGCTTGATTCCGTCAAGAATGTTTTCAGCCATCTCGGTCTTGATGCCTGCTTCAATGGCGAGACTATTGTCTTCCATCCACTTGGTCACAGCATAAGTGAGATACTCATCGACTTGCTCAGCGAGCTCAGTCTTGACAGTTTCAATTTCTTCTGCGAGGACTTTAGCATAATCCTCGTGCATACGCTCCAGCTCTTCGTTGAGTCTGGAAACAACCGCCGCTTCAAAGATGGTCGCTGCCTTTTCTTTGAATTCTTCAGAGAGGTCTTCGCCTTCGGTCAGAGCAGCAACGTCTGCGCTCAGATCGACTTCGATGATGCTAGAGGTTTCTTCTGCCTCTTCCTCAGCAATCACTTCCTCACCTTCATGCTCGGTGTGATCGAAGGTCGGTTTCTTGGACAGAGTGTCCTGCTTGTTACCCGAAGCATCAGAGGGCTTCGTAGTAGGAGCAGAGGCGCTCTTGCTCACGACACGATACTTGTTAGAATCGTCGTCGGGCTTGCTGTTTTGGGGCGTAGGACCACCAAGATCTTGGATGCCGCCGAGAGCAGAACCTTCATTCTCCAGTTTTTTCTGGGGATCTGCGGGCTTAGCATTTGCCGTCACTTGGTTTTCTTCCAGATTCTCAATCTCTTTGGACATCGTAGTCTCCTGCGGTACAAAAGGCGGTTTTGCTATAGTTATTTATATATTAGAAACTTTGAAGAAATTGTGCAAACGCGGAAAGTTTTCTCTCTTCGAGTTGCATTCTGCTTGCATTATCAATTCGTTTCTTGATTTGCTCAATCGTTTGCTCGTGGACAGCACCATTGGCATAGACCCACTCTTTTCCTTCCATGATCCCGTTAACGAAAGCATCGGGAGCAGAAGGATCAGCAACGATATCTGCGGCGGTGGCAAGCATAAAGTCATCACAGACAATCTTGCAACCTTGCTCTTCTCTGATGGATCCCAAACCACGGGAGGAAACTCCCAGTTTGACACCCTCATCAAGAAGCGACTTAGCGATATTACCCATAGGGGTATCGAGAAGTCTTGCTTTACCTACATAATTATTACCCTCTTTGGTAAGAGAAGTAATCAGGTGAGACACACGATCGAGGTTGATAGTAGGACCATCGGGATGACCCAACTCACCTAACGCACGTCCTTTAGTTATATAGCTCTCATTGTATTTTGCAACTTCCCTGTCCAGGGTCTCGATGGGATACATCCGACCATTGCGATTCTTGATCGCACCCTGAAGGAAGACGCCTTCGATAAAATGGCTCTTCTTGCCATTCTTACCTTCGGTGATTACAACTTTCGCTGTTTCGATTTCTTCTCTAATCAGTTTCATCGGTGGTTTCCTCTTCGGATTCTGGTTGCTCTGTTTCCGCTGTGGGAGTTTCTTCTTCCTCGTCTTCCTCTTCAGGAGTCATGAAAGATTTGCCAACTTCCACTTTTTTGGCATCAATAGCAGACATTGCTGCGTCTTTCATACCAGTTGCAACATAATCGCTAAGGTCCTTTTGACCAGCGAAGAGTGCATTCACAATATCAAGAGCGGCTTGGGTAGGCATAACAATAAGATACTAATACTACTATTTAGATATTTCCTTTTTCGTAATCCTTGGGATCAATACCTTGCTCCGCAGGATCTGGCTCAGGAGGTTGCAGTGACATTGCCATCTGCTCATGCTCCATCTGTTGCATTGCCATGGGATCAATCAGTTTCCCATCTGCAATTTCTTTCTCCATCTGTTTATCGATCTCGTTAAACTCATTGTCAGTCTGACGTAGAATTTGACGACGAAGATACTCAAGAGAGAAATACTTGCCAGCGTAAGGGTCCATCTGTGCGAGAAGAGCCATGCGCTCATTGAGCAGCTCCTTCTCTTTTAATTCGCTGAAGTAGTTGTCCGCAACGAAATCGTATTGGATATGCTCCTTCATGTCATCCCAATCTTCAAGGGTGATAACACCCCTGAGGACCAGTTGAGTTTTCAGAAGATCGTTGAAGAGATCACTAAAACGCTTTCTCAGTCTAACGATAAACTTCTGGAATTTAACTTCATCGCGGGTGATCTCTGCAGATCTACCAACGTTGAAAGTGTTGTCAGATTCCAATC